GAATATTGTTTAGTTCTTTACCGTGAACGGCTGCCAAAATGCAGTAATAATGGTAAAATGATTTTTAACTGCATGGATTGGCACCGAGACAATGACAGCGAAAAAATACACCCAACACAAAAGCCGGTTTAACTTTTAAAAACATTGATCGGAATTTTTACAGATCCTGGGGACGTTGTTATTGATCCGGTTGCAGGTTCAGGATCTACATTAATTGCTGCGGAAAGGATGAACCGTAAAGCATACGGGTTTGAGATAAAAAAGGATTTCTATACTAAGGCATCTGCCTGGCTGGAAGAAGAAAGGCTGGAGAAAAAGGAAATCGCTGAATTAGGATTTGCGAAAACGAAATTAAACAAGGTAGCTCCTACGCTTTGGCACCAATAAAATAAATTTTTTTGTATGGGAATTAATCCGATATTTGTAGCATCTAACGCAGGGCAGCACGCCCTTTTATTCGGGCTGTTTTTATTTACAGCAACTCAGCATATAAAACCGCTGAAGTCTTATGCCAGAAATGGCCCTGCGTTAGATACAGGTTAAGGCTTCGGCGGTTTTATATTTCCCGCCCTACCACCCCACCCAATACCTATTTAAAAACTCAAGCAAAAGAAAAATTCAATACAGATGAATATTTTAGAAAAGAACATCGAGGATCTTATTTGGGAAGCACTTCAAACAGACACTTTCGCATTAATAAACTCAGGATTCCCACTTCGTGATGGGTTTAGGTATTTTAGGCAGCCAAATTTTGGGTCTTATGGAATTGCCGATTTGGTTGCTGTTAAGGTTTATAAAACAAGTATCCATATTGTTGTCTATGAACTAAAGAAGGATAAAATAAATACTGGTACTTTTTTACAGGCAATTAAATACGCTAAAGCTATTGATCGATTATACCTAAAAAATATAAAACGGTACTGTTCTTTTGAGTATGTTCTTATTGGTAAAGAAGTGGATACAAATTCAAGTTTCTGTTACTTAACGGACATGGTTGGTTCGCTGTCTTATTACACTTATTCCCTTGACCTGGGCACTGGCCTAAAATTTCACAGAAAAAGACAGTATGCGTTAAAGAATGAGCCTAATATTAAATTTTCAATATCCGACATAAAAACCATAATAGATGCCGAAAAGAATGACTGATACGGATAAATGGAAGAAACCGTTTATTAAATCACTTCCATTGGAGTATAAAATATTTTGGCTGTATTTATTAGATGACTGTGATCATGCCGGGATTTGGCACACAGATTTTGAAGTGGCTGGCTTAAGATTGGGTACCACGTTATCACAAAAGAAAGCAGAGGGGCTTTTTTCCGAAAAGGTTGTTTTGCTTGATGACGGAACCAAATGGTTCATACCGGATTTTATCAGTTTTCAATATGGTGTTTTAAATCCACAAAATAGAGCACATGCATCAGTAATACACATCCTTACTAAATATTCTTTAATAGATTATTTAAAAGAAAAGAAGGTGCTTGAAAGCCCCTTACAAGGGGCTAAAGACAAAGCTAAAGACAAGGATATGGATAAAGACCAAGAACCGCCCCCGCAAATTGTTTCAATTGAAATGTGCCTGATTATCGCAATGAACGATCCACGATGGGTAAATGCCAACAAGGTTACAAAATCAGACTTGGAGCAGTTTAACAAGGTTTTGGAAAAACGGGGCGTGTACGATAAAAACCCATACGATTACAAAACCCATTACGCAAACTGGACTGCAGGAGGTAAAAAAGAAAACTGGTTAGAACCGGTTACAGCACCACCCGGGCAACTTGCAGCAGCAGTACAGGCAATTAAAGAACAAAGATTAAACGGTTAAAATGGAATTTACAAACTTCAATAAAGACAAAAAGCGCCGACAGCCCCCGGTTGATTTAGGGCTTTACGGAATGATACCGCCACAGGCAAGAGAGTTGGAGGACGCCGTTTTAGGGGCAATTTTATTGGAGCGTGATGCATTCGACACGGCAAATGATATTTTAACAGCAGAAAGTTTTTACACAGATGCCAGCCAAAGAATATTCCGGGCTATGCAGGATCTACGTGGTAAAAATATGCCGATCGATTTAATGACCGTTGTTGAGCAACTTAAAAACAACGAAGATTTAGACATGGTTGGAGGCCCGTACTACGTAACCAAACTAACCAACACAGTTGTTTCTTCAGCGAATATCGAAACGCATGCACGAATTGTACTGCAAAAGTTCTTGATGAGGGAATTGATTAGGGTAAGTGGCGAAGTAACCAGGGCGGCCTACGATGACAGTACAGATGTTTTTGAACTACTGGACTTTGCCGAGGAAAACATGAGCGGCCTGCGCATGAATAACGTCCGTAAATCGTTCAAAACACTTCAAACGGTTATGGTTGACAACCTGAAACATTTGGAAGATTTGCGCCACCGTGACGAAGATGTGTTGACAGGTGTTTCTACCGGGTTCCCGGATCTTGACAAGGTAACCAACGGCTGGCAGAAAACGGATTTAATAATACTTGCCGCCCGTCCCGCTACGGGTAAAACTGCACTTGCGTTGACATTCGCAAAAAAAGCCGCTAAGTACTTTTTAGAAACACAGGGTAAAAAATGTGAATCAGTTGGCTTTTTCTCCCTTGAAATGAACGACCGGCAACTCGTTAATCGTGTACTTAGCTCAGAAAGCAAAGTTTGGATGTGGCGGCTACAGAACGGGCGGATAAATGACAGTGAAATGAGGGCGCTGTATGGTAGTGCACAAGATATGCAGGGGCATCAAATTTTAATAGACGACACTGGAGCGTTGAAAGTACAGGAGTTTAAGGCAAAGGCCCGGATAATGAAAAGAAAGCACAATGTAGGGCTGATTATAGTTGATTACCTGCAGTTAATGAAAAACCCAGAAAAGAAAATGAGGGAGCAGGAAATTTCATCTATAAGCCAAACCCTCAAAGAAATGGCTAAGGAACTGGAAATTCCGGTAATTGCCCTGGCGCAGCTTAACCGGGATATTGAAAAGGATAAAGGACGGGAACCAATGTTATCAGACCTACGGGAATCAGGCGCCATTGAACAGGACGCCGATATGGTGATACTTCTTTACAATCCAAGTGAGGCGGAGATCGAAGAAAACGCCGATCTGAAAGAAAACTTTTACCTGAAAATAGCAAAGTTCCGCAATGGCGATGCCCCGGCTAAGTTTATCGGGCAGTTCGTAAAAGAAAACCAGGTGCACGAATATTTAATTAAGGTTGATAAAAACAATATGCCGGTGGGTAAAACCTGGACACCGGTCGACAATTTACCAGAATCAAAATTATTCATCCAAAAAGGCTCCCGTATGTCAGACGGGGAAGATGGGCCGTTTTAAAAACAAAAATTATGAGTTACGATTTAAATTGTCCTTACTGCGATGCCGAATTAGAAATAAATCACGATGATGGGTTTGGATACGAAGAAGGCGTTAAGCACGAAATGGAGTGCCATAAGTGCAATAAAAAGTTTGTTTTTGAAACGTCTATTTCCTTTTATTATGAACCTGAAAAAGCTGATTGTCTTAATGATGGGAAACATGACTTTAAGACAACACATACGCAACCTGTAGCATGGACAGAAATGCAATGTTCAATGTGCGGAGAAAGGCGTGAACCAACAGATGTGGAGCGGGTGCAGCTTAAAATACCAACACATCAGGAGTATTTTGAATCACTTAAAAAGTAACCCATGCCCTTCACAGAGAAAGATATCCAGTATTTAAAAGCCTTAGCCCATCGCAAAGGTTATAAGGTAAAACTGATCAATAACACGGCAAAAACCGATAAAGTAATTAATGAGACGAGCAGCAAAAATAGACGCAAACCAAAAGCAAATTGTTAAGTCACTCAGGCAATTGCCAGGTGTAAGCGTTGCGATCACTTCCCAGTTAGGTGAGGGCTTTGTGGATATTATCGTTGGGCGCAAAGGGTTTAACTGGTTAATCGAATTGAAGGACGGTAGTAAGCCACCATCTGCCAGGAAATTAACAGAGGATGAACAGGAATTTTTCGACAACTGGACAGGTCAGATTGCGGTTTGTAATTCTTTTGAAGAGGTGTTTAATTTAATAATGAGCAATTAACGAAGTATAACCCGAACCCACTAAAATTATTTACTATGACCTTAAATGAGCAGATACTTGAAATACTTTTTGATGAAAGCAATGCCGATATAGCGGTTAAAAAAATTGAATTAATTCTATTGCAAAGTCAGGTGGATTTACTGAATGAGGTTTATGATTTGATTGGAACTGACAGCCCAAAATCATCTATTAAAGAAATGATTTCAGAACTAAAACAACAGATAAACAACCTTTCAAAATAAAACCCGAACCGTCCTATAATACAGGACAGTTCACTAAAATTATTTACTATGGCAGACGTTTTCCCAAAATTTATTGTAGAAGGTGATACTTTGGTTATTGCCAAATGTACCTACCACTATCAAATTGTTAATGACAAAGAAAAAGTTAAAGGCGGCGGTTGGTGGCGCAAGGATGGAGATAATTTTATTCTTCATGGCAGTAGTCGCTATTTCGGATCAGCCGCATTGGAAGATATAAAGAACTGCATCAATAAAGGGAATGTATTTACTGATAAACACAATATGCGCAATATTTCAAAAACACATACATTCTCTTATGATACCGGAACTGAAATAATTAACCTGCAACCCATCCCCACCGAACCACCCACCCCTGTAAATAATTGTACGACTTGCCAATTTAATAAACTAAACCCACAAGGAGAGCCTTGTCATAGTTGCGTTGATTTTAAAAACTGGCAACCCTTAACCCCTGTAAATAAATACGAAGGAGAAGGGATAGAGAAAGAGGCGGTGGGTTTGGTAAGTAAATTTTATTCAGAAATAAGCGGCATGGAATTATCGTTTGTTTCAAAGTTAATAGAGTTTCCGTCAGGTGACAGTCATTTTAAAACAGCCAAACAGTGCGCTTTAATACACTGTGAAGGATTGAAGTCAGAGAATTTATCATTACTTGAAATGGCGGTATTGCATATGGATAACAGGGCGCAACTTGTTTTAAATAACCGTCTATCACATCTTAACCATTTAAAACAATCCATCAATAAACTATAACACCCACCAGTAAACAACAATACTATGATAAAAGAATTAAAAAATTATTTACACCTGTATTTAGGATGTAAAGTTGAGTATGGCTACGAAGGAACAAAGAAAATTGGTAAGTTAGAAGGTAAGGTCGATTTAGCCGGATGGCAGGTAAATACATACAAAGTATTAGCCCCGTATCAATATGTTCGTGACGAATTAATTAAACCCATCCTTCGCCCATTATCGGATATGACAGATGCAGAGTTTAAAGAAGCTATATTGCTACATTGGGGCATAAGCAGGGATATTGTTGAGCAAAAAATAGATAGGGTTGAGAGGAGAAAAGAACTGAAACAAAATGTAAGATACGGTACAGCCATCCCTTACTCAGCATTTGATAAAGAAGGAAAGCATTATATGACTGGCACATTCTCAACATCCAGCTTAAGCCCTGATACACTTCTGTTCCTACTTTCCAAACACTTTGACCTGTTCGGCTTAATAGAAGCAGGCCTAGCAATTGATAAAACAACCTTAAAGTAAAACACCATGATACAGATAACAGAAAAAGCGGTTTACATAAACCTGCCAATAGATGCAGTTGGTCCGAAAATAGTAAATTCTGATGATAAAGAAGATTTACTGGCACTGGAATTTGATATTGAAAATACAGACGAGGAAAGCGGCTTTTATGGCGAGTATGTAACGCATCAAATTAATTTACCTGCTGGAAGATGGAAACTTTTATTCACCGATAAGACCATAGATGAAGAAAAGGCTAAGATGGTGGTGGAAACTATTGTGGAGCCAAAAGGTCGACATGTTTACAAAGACTACACCACAGATGGTGTGTGGTTTTATCAGCCAAGTTTATCATTTAACAGCCTCCTACAGTCAAAAGGGCTTACCGGAAGCAATTATGCAATTATTGAAAAAGTTTAAAATATACAATTATGGATTTAGAAGGAAGAAAAAACAATACCTACTTTGATAAAACGGGAAAGCAAATATTGGTTGGTGATTTACTAAAGGTTTATCATTTTGGTAAAGGCAACAGAACACATTATATGTACCATGTAGTTGTTATGGAGCAAAGCGATTTTCCTGTAATGGCTACAAAGGATTATTTCGCAGTTAAACCGCATTATAGGCTTCATGTATTGTGTGATAATGAACAACGGATATATGGGACAGCTAAAATAATCGGCGAGTATGACTGGGAAACAAAAAGGCAACGTATTAAAGTAACCACCCCTAAAAACAACACTAATGGATAATAAAAAAGTTTTGGTTGTTGGGCATGGATTAGAGTTTAGTTCTGCCACATCTTCACTCATTAAGCAAGTTGAAGAAAAGGGAGTGGAGATAATAATGGTTGACGACCTGGATAATTTTAGGGAACCTAATCCTAATTATTTTGATACAGAAGCATTTATTGACCATTTTACAAGAACGAAAATGGAAGTTCCTGAATTGTATTCTCAAAGAAAATTTACCTGCAAAGGCAAGCACCAATACCGAGAAAATAACGGTCAGTGGATTTGCCGATGCGGTAGAAATATGAACTCATAACCAGTTAAACAATAAATAATGAATACGCAGGAGATAATAGAAGGAAATAAAAAAATAGTCACATCAAAATACCCTGATGCTTATTGCAGAAAATATGCTGCCTTATCAATGGTTATTTGGTGTCCTTTACTTGGCTACCGATTATCAGGATTTTTTCATACAGAAGATGAAGCATGGGAAGATGCTGTAAACTGGATAAAAAAATCTTTAAACACTCAAAACCAAAACAATAAATCATGAAAACAGCGAAGGAAATCGAAGCTAATGAATTTAAAAAACAAATTCACGAGCAACCAAATGAAAGTGTAGAAAAACTACGTGAAGATCTTAACGCCCAATTCATCAAACCACCCGAACTTTCAGCAGAGGATATAACCGAATCCCTACGTAATTCTTACTTTAAAGAAACAGGGGAGCAAGCACTTACTAACGATTACGCTTTATGGTGCGAAAATAAAATAGTAGATCACAGGCAGTATATTCAGCATCCGCAACCACCTTACGGGAGAGAAGTGTATGAGTGGGTAAAGGCAAGTGAAAGGTTACCAGAAGGTACTGTTTACGCAAAAGATAAGAACGGGGAACCGTGCGAAATGAGTGTTCATAACGATAAGGTTGCAATTAATTTAATTAGCGGGCATTACCTTTATGAGTTTAGCGATAGTGAACTTTACACCTACGAATGGCTCTCCCGCACCACCCTACCAGCACAGGTAGAAGGGGAATGGCACTCTAAATTTTCGGGTAATGTGGAAACAGACCAACACAAGATATGGGAACATATATTAAAATTATGGTCGGAACACAAAGATACTACTTTTGATTTTATACATGAAATGAAAGACAAGTTTACCTTAATTCAAAATTACGCCCATGATGATAAATTAGAGAACACCCTACCAGCACCAGAGCAGGGGGATGCGGTGGGGTTTACGGAGTGGATAAAAAAAGTAAAAAAAGAGCAAAAGCATTACCCATTATTCAAAGGTGTTGATTTAGACGAAAACCAATTACTTGAATTATTTAAGATGGGTAAAACCCCGATTGATGCATTAAATGATTTAAGCACTATGGCGTAACCCTTACAAACAACACTTATCACAAATTAAATAGATAGTTATGGCAAATGAAAAAATAACACCTTTTAAATTAATAGAATCATCCCCCGTTTTGAAAAAAGACAATATCATACTTCAAAGAGATTTGCTTATTGATTTTTGTTTATGGATGAAAACAGAATGGAATCCGGAAAAGGGTGAAAAAGCGGATTCGCTTGTTGATAGATTTATTGAAAATTGTAAATAACCCCTAACCAGTAGGCAACCAGGGGAATAATTTTGCAATGTGGTTGCAAATTGGTAGTTTTGGTGTATGAGTAAAGGGGCAAAAGTAATAGATGGCACTACAGAGCAGCAAAAGCTATTTGCGTACGCTTTCTTTAACAATAAAGGGAACGGCACAGATGCTGCTATAAAGGCCGGATACAGCAAGAAATCAGCCGCCCAGGTAGCTTCAAGGTTGTTAACTTACGCTAAGGTTCAGGATATCATTAAAGAACTTAATGCGGAACTAAAAGAGCGTGCCATTGTAACCAAAGAGGAAATTGCAAGAGAGCTTTACAAGATAGGTTTTTCAGATATAAGGAAAATATTTGATGAAAATAGCCGGTTGTTACCTATTCAGGATTTAACAGACGAAGCGGCTGCAGCCTTAGCCAGTGTGGAAGTGGATCAATTATGGGGCATGTCTCCAGACGGCAGGATTGAGATAGGCGACACTAAAAAGGTTAAGTTATTCGATAAGTTAAAGGCGCTTGCCCAATTAACTGAATTATATGGGTTTAATGCTCCAATTAAATCAGAGGTTAAAAATATTAATCCTATCGAAATAATCCAACTACCTCACAATGGCAGAAACCAGGATAATAGCACCGCAGCCGGGGTACCAAACCAAAGTACTAAGTAATTCAGCCGATATAATTATTTCAGGGGCCGCCGCAGGTGTTGGTAAGACATTTGCGCTACTTATGGACCCGCTAAGGGATATTCACGTAAAAGGATTTGGCGGGGTTATTTTCAGGCGCACAAGCCCGCAGATCAGGAATGAGGGCGGTTTATGGGACACCTCAATGACCATTTACCCGGCGGCAAACGGAACGCCCAAAGAAAGTAGTCTGGAATGGGAGTTTTCATCAGGAGCACGGCTAAAGTTTTCCCACCTGGAATATGAGAAAAATATATTCGATTGGCAGGGCTCACAAATACCGTTCATAGGATTTGATGAGCTCACCCACTTCAGCAAAAAAATGTTTTTCTACCTGCTTACCCGTAACCGGTCAACCTGTGGCGTAGATCCGTATGTACGGGCTACCTGCAACCCTGACCCGGAATCATGGGTTTACCAATTGATTGAATGGTGGATTGATCCCGAAACAGGCTTTCCAATACCCGAACGAGACGGCGTAATACGCTACTTCATGGTTGACGGGGAGGCTTATATCTGGGGAGATAACAAAGCTGAAGTACTGGCAAAATCTGCCCACATCATGGCAGATATGCAACCAACGGATATAAACCCGGAGGCATTCGTTAAATCGATCACATTTATTTCAGGTAGCATTTACGATAATAAAGAGCTTTTAAAGGTAAACCCGGCTTATTTAGGCAATTTATTGGCGCAGGATGAAGAAACCAAGGCGCAGTTATTAAAGGGTAACTGGAAGGTGATAATAAGCGATAAGGATGTTTACGATTATTATTCGTTTATGGGTGTACTGGATAACGTCCGGGATGTGGACCGGTCAAACAAGTACATAACTGCCGATATTGCCATGGAGGGTTCAAATAAATTTATTATAGGCTATTGGGAAGGCTGGGAGCTTATGAATATTGAAATTATATCCAAAAGCAAGGGCAATGAGGTTATAGATGGTATTTCAGCTATTGCACAACATTACGGGGTAAATAATAACCATATAGTTTACGATACAGACGGGGTTGGCGCTTTTGTGGATGGGTTTATAAAGGGCGCTATACCTTTTCATGGCGGCGGGGCTGTGATTGAGACTGTGGACATTGCCAGCGGTAAAAAAATAAAAGAGAATTACTACAACCTGCGCACTCAGTGTTATTTCCGATCCGGCCTGCGGTGTGACCGTGGCGACATGAAGATAAACGCAATGGTTCAAAATAAAATGTACGACAACAAAATGACCGTTCGGCAGCGGTTGATGTATGAACGTAAAGCCATAAAGAAGGATGCCAAAACCCCTGACGGCAAATTAAAGATTATCAGCAAGGACGAAATGAAAGCCAAACTAAACGGGGATAGCCCGGATTTATTCGATATGATAATGATGCGGGAGCTTGCCGAGCTTAAACCCAAAAAAAAGTACATTGGATAATATTTGCAACTTAGTTGCAAAAAATATACCTTTGGTAAAACATTAAGAATGGGACTACTGGATTTATTCTCATTTGGGAAATCCAATAAACTGAAATTATTGGAAGATCAGCTAAACGCAGCCGTGGCAAATAACCGGCTAATGGTGCAAACTTTCAATAACTCAATAACCCAATATCCGACCTGGAAAACACTTGACAATGCAACCAGGTATTGCACTACAGACGACATTTATTCTATCGTTAATTTAATTGCTACTACAGCGGCCTCAATACCTTTCTACGCTTATACTAAAGGCAAAGACGGCAAACTGACAGATGCCAAGGAAACAGACGATTTAGCAATACTACTCGAACAGCCGTTTGAAGGCATGAGTAAGTTTGAAAGCGTTTATGCTATTTGCGTAACAATGCTTATTCAGGGCGAATGGCTAGCCTGGAAATTTAAGCCTGAAATGGGGCCAAATAAAGGAAAGTTAAGGCTGTTTTACATGGCACCGCAGAATGTGAATATTAAAGTTACTGCCACATTTCCACGTAAAATAATCGCCTACCAGTACGTTGAAAACGGTCAGGTAATCCATGACAATATCCCGCCCAGTGAAGTAATACATAGCAAGTATTTCAATCCGTTAATTGGCGCAACTGGTGAAGAGTTACGGGGCTTATCCCCTATTAAGGTACTTGCAAAAAAGAATACTCTGTCAGATAGCATAACTGACGTTACTACAGCTCAAATGCAAAACAGCGGGACAAAGGGAATACTTTATGAAAAAGGAGATTATGCCGAAATTGTAGAGAATGCAGGCCGCCGTAAAAAGGATATGTACGATTTCTTTACCAACACATCGAACGCCGGTTTACCATATAGCGGCGGCGGGGATCTCGGGTATATTGACCTGGCATTAAAGCTTGCCGATTTGGAAGTAGCTGAATTGGGTAAAATAGTTTACAAGAAGTTCTGCAATGTTTTCTGTGTATCTGACAGGCTTTTAAATAACGATGCCACCGGTTCAGAGATCAGCGATAAAAGTGCAAGGGTTGGGCTTTACACAAACGCTGTATTGCCTTTACTTCGCAGAATAAAGGACAGCCTGAACATGGGTCTTGCTACTGAGTTCCCTGGTTACGTTATAAACTTTGATATCAGCGAAATTCAGGAACTACAGGCGCATTATTCGGACATGGTTAAGTGGCTGGCAGAGGCTTGGTGGTTAACGCCGAACGAACGCCGGGAAATGATGGACTGGGAGAAGTCAACAGAGCCTATGTTTGAAAGGTATTTTATCCCGTCAACGCTGAATTACATTGAAGATTTAACCATGCCGTTACCGGCAACAGGCGATTATGGACAGGACAATAACCCGTAAAAAATAGTTTATGAAAATAATACTCGACATTATTCTAATTTCTTTGGATGTTTATATTGTATATCTTTTGCTTAAGGTAAACAAGAGTAAAGAGATTAACGGAACCAGTATGGATTTTAATAAATATTGGCCTGACATTAAAATTAAGGGAGAAGGTTTGGTTGCAACAATAAAAAGAGCCAATGGAAGGAAAGACCGTAATTCGTAAATTGGAAAAGATAATCCAATCCTACATACCCAAAAACACCCGTTGCAGGTTCGATGAGGCTAAACGGGAGCATTTGCGGGAAAAGGAAAAAAATGTTATCTTACCATACGTAAAAGAAAAAGTTGAGCGTATGGATAGCCCTTTGGAAATAAAGATAACTGAGGATTGGCAGAAAATACCACCGGATATGAGTGTTTGCCGGGCCTGCAAGGAAGTTATTTACGGCGTTCAATATGAGTTATCAATATTGGTTTGCGGGGATAAAGTGCCGCAGGAAAAGCGGGTAAGGTTATGCGAAACGTGTTATTTAAAAAAGGATACATGAGCGATATTAAAATATTTTTATCTCTTTTTAATTCAGACAAACAAGAGTATCGCTTTTTTGCCTGGTCTTTAGTGTTATCAATTACAGCCCTGATATTCTCAATAACTATTTTTATTTTGGCATAGTTAAAAAAATGACACCTGAACAAAGCTCCCATATATGGCAAACCTTTAACAAGTTCCAAAAGAGCCGGGAAGCGTTTTACGGCCCCAAAATAAACAAAGCACTCAAAGCCCAGGTTAAGCAGTTTATTGCCGCAAAAGAAGCGGGCTTTGATGATAACACGGCATTTTCACGGATAACTTCAACACAACTTTACGGGTTACTAAAAGAGCTTTATTTAGATGCCGGTATTGTGTACGGCGCTAAACATCTAACCTACCTTAGAAAAGAAAAAGCCCGTATGCCTATTGGGTTTAACGAACTACTTACCCGGTTGATGAATAATTATTTTTTGGTTGAATTATTAAATACCGTTGAAGATATTACCGCATACACCCGCGATAAAATACGGGATATTATGATAGCCGCCTATGCTGCCGGCAAATCATTTACTGATATTACCAATGAGATCACGGCAACGGGTTTCACAGCTAACAGGGCCCGTTTAATTGCCCGTACCGAAACAGTTACAGCCGCTAACCAGGGCGCAATGTTTTCAGTGGCTACAACAGGCTTAAAACTAAATAAGATATGGATTTCAGCGCAGGATAACAGGACAAGGCGCAGGCCAAGGGATAAATTCGATCACCTGCACATGGACGGTAAATTAGTCGGATACGAAGATCCGTTTAATGTTGACGGGGAAATAATGCAGCAGCCAGGGGACAGAAAGCACGGCGCAAGTAAAGGGAATATTATTAATTGTCGTTGTGCAGTTGGATTTCAGCCTGTAAGGGAGAACGGTAAATTGGTTTATACGCAGGGTAAAAAAGCAGCCGTTTAAAAAAGATAATTAGCGCAGGGTTTGAACCATGCCACTGACCAGTTAAGGCCAGTGAGCCAACTCTCTAACTACCTTCTAAAGTTTATTTATTTACACCGTCAACTTTACGCTAACTGAAGCAATTATTTCATCAGGACCACATCTGCTACTGGCATCGATTGTTTTAATACTGATATCAGAAACATTAAACCCAGTCATACTTCTAAAATCCTTCAATAAAAAGGCAATAGAACTTTCAAGTTCCTTTACCCTGTCTTTAATCTGATTGCTTTCCATAGTTAATTTTTTTATCTAAAATTACCTTTGCCCCATTATTTATTAATTCCGCAATTTCAGATGCGTTTACATTGGTTAATGGCGGCGTAACATTGATAGGCTGAATATTTTTACTGTCTGGCAAATTTACCTTTTCCTTAAAATCTTCGCTAATTACAGCGGTGTCAATTCCGTAATCCTTCGCTCCTTTTTTCATTGCTATTTGCTTTTACTTTGTTCAACTTCTTTTTTATAATCTTCAACACTAAAAAACTGCATACCTGGCATCCCTTTTAACTCAGGCGTTTTTGAAACATCCAAATCTATAAATTCCTGTTCCTGTTTATTAATCCGCCTTGTCATTTTAGCGTTTAAAATTTCTTTTACATATTCAGGCCCACATTCCGGATCGGCAATAACCACATCCTCCATCTTACTTCTTACCAGGTCAGTTAATCCTTTGCATTTAGGGTCATTGGCTGCAATCCTTCGCAAATACTTTCCGAGTATCCCGAATCTTATCGGGTGTGGTTTTTCTGCTGACATAAAGATAATTCTTTGTTATACAAATGTATAAACTTTATTTCAATAAATGCAACATGGTTGCAAATAAATTAAGTTTGTGTAAAGAATATTTTAATGATAACTGGAATGGAATATAAAGGCGTTCTATCAACCACAAAAGATGCGGTTATAAACGTTGACGAGGCCGCCGGTATCATTGAGGGTTATTTCTCAGTATTTGGCAATACAGACAGTGACGGGGATATAATTCTACCAGGGGCGTACACAAAGACACTGCAGGAAAACTACGGAAGAATAAAGCACCTGTGGCAGCATGACAGTTGGAGGCCATTAGCAGGCACAAAAAACGGGAATTTAGTTCTTACGCAGGATAGTTACGGGTTACGCTACAAAAGCACAGTATCTAAAACCAGTTACGGCCGGGATGCAATCAGGCTTCATTTGGACGGTGTAATTGATGAAAACAGCGTTGGCTTTCAAACAATAAAAAGCAG